AATACTCACAAGGTTGCCATCACCTTCCGTAGTCCATATTGCATGATATAAGCATCTATCGCATTCTCTACCATCTCTGTAGTAAAACTGTAAGAATCTCCAACCTTTAATCCTTTCTTCTGTGCTGCGATATGTACCTGTAAGATTCTCTCTACAAGAGAGCGTTGCAGAATAAAATCGAGTGCTTCTTGTTTCTCTTTGATGTTAGCAACCCACTCTAAGTTTTCGAGTCTGTTGTCTGATCTATCTTTATTCTTATGTACTACCCTACGGGAAGGATCATCGCATGGAAGAAATGCCAGAGCGACCAACTTGTGTAGGTAGAGTGTCTTTGCCTTCCCATAATCATCCCTAACACGAAACGTCAAGTATCTACATTCTCCTGTACCAGCCCATACAGGTTTGCGAAGTTTCGGTGTCTTGTACTTCAAAGACCATAGGTGCCCCTCTACATCTACTGCATAACCACTGAAATCTTCAAAGTCTTCTATCTCAGAGAGACGTTTAGTGCGCGAATTCATACTGAAGTTGTACTTATTGGGATGTACTTATTAGTAATTTATAAGTACAAGTACATTGAGAGGTGTTTTGGGTTAATTGTACTTGTACTTATGGGAGAGATTTTAATCGTTTGTTAAATTGGTATAAATATCCTGTTTTGCTGAGTATTATGGATAAATGCTGAGATATTATGCAAGTTTAGCGAGCGTACCATAAGACGCGCAGGTTGTCAAGTACAGGGGCGGCGAATATCCGCAGAGGGACACAATGGACTTATAGGGGGTTGACATTTTATAAGTACAACTGTATAATAAATAGTATGAGTTGTTACCTTATCGTAACAATTCTTTAATGAGTACATATATACCTTATATAAGATCTCGACGAGACCTGCCCGCACTACATCTAGTCTAGACATCATCTCGACTAGACATTCATTGCATCTCGTAGAGCTTCGTGCTATAATCAATCTCGACTAGACATCTCGACGAGCCATGTACGACGACTACGATCTCGACTATGCATTCAGCAATGAATACACATATGATCTCGACGAGTATTCATACGAGTATCTCGACGAGAGCGCGTGGGCACAGACTACGTATCTCGACGAGAATGACGAGTACGCACGAGATTCGCAAGATTACGCGCAACTTGCGTACAGACATTATGCATGATATAATCTAGACGAGACGCACACGCTACGTACACACATCTCGACGAGACACACACATGTATACACAAACGCCTACAAAACGCCTAGTGCGCGTCACGCTAGACATCGCGTGTTATGATGATCTAGATCTAGAAACCCAGGATTGGGCAGCGCTGCTAGATCTAGATGGAGATGAATGTATAGAACACGTTAGCGTCGAAGAACCGTTCGATATCTTTTAAATGTGCCAGTTATTGTAGTGGCACACACCCCCTTGCGGAAGTACTGCAGGGGGGTTATTGTTTGATCATCGGGTTGAGGAATTCTCTACACAAACTCCCCGAAACAGTTTCTAACAATGAACAACACAATTCTCGCAATTCTTCACACTTTGAACATCGTTGAGTTTCTGATACGAACTGCCGTCAATCTGTCGGTTCGTATCATCGCCCTGGCAATTGTCCTGGGTGAGTATACCTGGAATGCCGCACGGGTTGTTGTTAACAATCGGCGTCAAATCCTTGAGAATGCTAATATTATTCGTAACCGCGTTAGTTATTACTTTGTGTATGCCAGTTGAGAAGGTGGCACAGGGGCGGTTGATCTGCCCCGCCGATCGTGTATTGTTAATGAGTCGTCAGGAATCGCCCCATGTTTGATGAACTTTGGTCCGAAATTCAGGATGCACCTGGAGAAATTTTTGACATCCCTGAGATGCAAGAATTGGACGAAGATAAGAAGTTCGATGTTAATGACTACCTGAACTCTGACATTGATTACTAATGCAATTCCAAATCACCGAGATCACATTTGATTTTGAAGATGATAACTTTGAGTTATCACCTTCCGCACAACTTGAGATCTATGAAGATTATGTCGGAACATTTTGGGAGGCAGATGATGAAGATGATTTGGTAGAAGAGATTACATGTGCCGCAGGATTCTGCATTAAAAGTATTGACTACCGCCACGTTTTGATCCCATGATTGATTCAAACACTGCTGAAATGTTGACCGCTCGCGAACAATTAATGTGGGATATTGATGGGATTGTTGAAGAGTTTGCCTGCAACAATAACATCAGCGAAGATGACATGGAAGACCTAATTCGTGTCCTTTGCGATTCCGTCTGCAAAAACTTTCCTACCAAATGAACATGAACCGCGATCAACTGCAAAATGATTACATCGAAAGCATCATCGATGGTATGGATCACAAGACGATGTATCAGTATGTTTATGATAACTTAGCAGATCATCTTGACAAGTATTCTGAACAAGAACTCATCACTGAGGTTGAAGATTATTACCCTGAACTTTTGGAGGAAAGTAACACAAACTGAAGTGGCCGCGGCAACCAGTCGGCACAGTGTCACAAGGCGGACCCCAAAGCGTCGGACCCTGTGCCTATAATAGGTGCATGAACAAAACACTTCTCTCCAACCCCCAGACCCTGCAGGACCTGCAGGATTTCATGTTCGATACCATGATGCCCGCTGAAATGTGCGTCGATTGGTTCTGCGATCGTTTCAACGTTAGCGCAACGGATGAGGTCATCGACTTCGTTGTTGATGCCCACTTCGGAATGTTCGCTGATCAATGATTGAAACCATGGAAACTAAGTTCAACATCTACGGTGAAATGTTTCACTCTAATGGTTTCTCAAGGATGGACATTCTGAGTTACATTGCTTCCACAAGAGAGGAGGCATTAGCAACATGTAAGCGTCTCAATCCTAAGTTTCACATTATGTCAATCTGGGTGGATGAAAGTGAACCCGAGGTTGTGAGAATGCAACCCCTTCGTTAATACCGCGAAGCGGCTGCCCGTGTGCGGTCGGACAGGTGTCCACCATTCCACCCAAACCCCACCACGGGGTGCCATACTATAAGAGTCAAACAAACACAGGACCACATGCGTAAGATCGAATCCCAAATGTGCCAAGCAATCCAACAGGGTCGCAACTGGGCAAGCGGGAACACCACCGTCACCATCGACGCTGAAACCAACGTTTCATCAGTCTACCTCCACGGCAATCTGATCGCCACCATCTCAGACAACGACATGACCATTTACGATGGGGGTTGGCAGTCCGTCACCACCAAATCCCGTCTGAATGCTCTCTGCGATGAATTCTGCATTGCTGGTGAGGGTGTCTTCCAAAAGGCAGGCGAGTGGTTCGTTCGTAAGTTCGTTGGACAGGCAGGACAATCCAAGGTCTTCAACGTTGAAGACTTCTCCAACGGTTTCGTGTTCGCCTGAGGAACTGTCACACGGGGGGTCGCTCCCCCGTTTTTTTGTGCTTATAATAGGACCATGCAAAACAAACACATCGAACACCCCGAAGATACCATCCTGACGGGTGATCTGTCTGCCCTTGATTGGTTCCTCTCCGATGGTCATCTCAGCGTTAAGATTGACGGTGCTCCTGCTATTGTATGGGGACGTAATCCTGCCACTGGAAACTTCTTCGTTGGCACCAAAAGTGTCTTCAACAAAGTAAAAATCAAGATCAACGAATCTCATGCGGAAATTGATGCGAACCACGTCGGCAACGTTGCAGAAATTCTGCACAATTGTTTTGATTGGTTACCTCATACAGATGGCATTTACCAAGGGGATTTTATCGGTTACGGTGGATCCGACGAATATACTCCCAACACAATCACATACAAGTTCGATGAAGTAATCTATCAGAATATCATCGTTGCGCCTCACACTTATTACATCGCAGATTCTGACCTTAGGGATGCTGTAGCGTACCCTATGGATTATTACATCAGCGACACATCTTACTGTAAGTTTGTCACACCTGATGCACGAATCTTCAGCGGTTCTTATAACAAATGTGCAGGGTCGTTTGGTGATCTTTCTGAGGTCATTCAGTTTGCAAAGGTAATGGCACAGAATGTTGAGTTTGTAGATGATAAGAAAGCAAAGCAAATCAAGCAGGCATTGAATAAGTGCATCCGCGAAGGTACGCCGATTGATGATAACTCTTTTGACTGCGATTACACCCTGATTGCTTACTGGAAGTTGGTCAAATCTATCAAAGAAGATGCACTCTATCTTTGCCGTAATGATGGACCCCGAGCATTCATCGGACAGGATGAAATCAGCGCCGAAGGGTTTGTCTTCAGCAATCAGTTCGGTACACTGAAACTGGTTAATCGCGAACGCTTCAGTCATGCTAACTTCAACAATGCTAAATTTGCACAAACTCCCTGAGAGTTCTTTATACTCAGGGCAGCTGCCCGTGTGCCAATGAGCGTGCTGTCCATTCATGCCCCCTGGTCGGAACGTCCCGCCCCTATAATAAGCACATCAGCAAACGACATCATGACCGAACCAACCTTCGCCGTCCAACCCGCTGCCTGGACCAAGTTCGATTCCTACGGGTGCGACTGGGCGATCAACATCTCACACGCTTACAAGATCGCCGCGATCTGGCAGGAGATGAACGACGCTAAGGGGGACATGATGATTTGGCGCGTTACCCCAGGCGGCGAACCGATCCGCTGGGTGCGTGTCTATGAAGACGAAAGCATCGACAGTGTGACGGATGACGCCCTGTCCACTCTGGTTTGAAAACGGCACCGCCACCCTTTATAATAAGGACATCAACCAAACAAAGGAGAACAGCATGAACGGATGGGCAAACTACGAAACCTGGAACGCTTCCCTCTGGATCCAGAACGAAGAACCGATGTACCGCGTCGCCATGGCATACGTTGAGCAGGCACGCCGCTTCGGTCAGGCGATCCGCTTTGACAACCTCATCCCCGCTCTGGAGTACCGCTTCGGACAGATGACCCCCGATGGTGTCCGTTGGATGGATGGACGCATCGACACCGCCGAAATGGATGAGATGCTGGCCGAACTCTAAACCGCACACTCCCCCCCTTCGGGGGGACCTTTTGATCCTATACTAACCTCAACAACACAAAGCACATGACCCAAGCAACTCTGACCGCATCCGACGCCGCCGCTCTTGAATTCTATCAGGATCATGTCGCCTTCGTCGATGGGTTCGGTCTGACCAACTTGGACCGTCCCGAGCGTCTGCTCTTTAAGAAGGGGCGTCAGTTGATGGAGGCAGCACTCGCCGCCGCTTCCAAACCTGCAACCAAGCGCGTCCCCTACACTGACCAAGAGGTTCAATTCTTGGTTACCGCTTACCTCAACGCAGGGGCACACATGACCGACACCCTCAACGCCTTCTTTGCCGTGTTCCCTGAAACCGAGCACACCCGCTCATCCGTCTGGCAGAAAATCCAGCGCATCCGTACCCTGGACAATGCCTACCCGATGGACACCCAATGGGACACTGACCTGCAGGTTCGTGCCATCGCCTGCGGCATGTCCGCCCGCTTCGCCTGATTCGTGCTACACTATCCAAGCAACCGACAGACTGCCATGCCCTTCTCCATGTCCTCCGACCTTCGTACCCGCCAAACCGTTTGGTGCATGAATGACGGCAGCGTTGAGCATCCGATCGGATCTCCTGCCTTCGCCATCGCTGGTCTGTTCGCAGACCTTTGGAAGGATGAGGAAAGCGCCGCCTGTCCCGTGTCGGGTTGGCGTTCGTCCCGCTGACAGTCCCATTCGTGTTCGTTCGTGCGGGCAGCAGTCCTATGCCGCCCGCCGCCGTGCGGTCGGATCGCGCTAAGCGATTATAAGGGGGGGGGGTATATAAAAAACGATGGGTCCCTTTAAGCTATAAACGACCCGATTCGCGAGAGATATATTAAACGCTATATAATTTCAAAATCCGAATTTAAGTTACAAGCAATGAGAAAAAATTTTTCGGAAAATTTTGTGACCGTAGAGGTTGATCCTGTAACAGGTGAATATATCGTAGTCTTTCCTGAATGGTTAGTTAATGATATGGGTTGGTACGAAGGTACTGTGTTAGAATGGAACGTCGATGGCGATGAAATTATTCTAAAAGAATCTAAAGATGACTGATACTACAAAATTTTTCCATATCTACGCAAAAGACGAATGCATCATGCCTTGTGTAAAGGAAGAAGACTTTAAAGTAACTTGGAACACTTTAAATGCGATGGTTGGTCTAATGCAGACAAACTATCAAGCAAAGGATCTAAGTTACGAAGAAGTTACTATTAATAAGTATTCTTCTGAGTCTGCTGAAGATCATTCTTATTGACAGAACCTACATAATGCAGTATGATTCATACTGAATCGATTCACATTCAAACTTGACCAAATTATGGCTAAAGGATTTACAGTAAAAGCAAAAACGCCCGTTGCGTCTTCAAAGAAAGAAGAAGAGTTTGATTACGCGAAAGCAAGAGAAATGATTAAAGGTAAGACAGTAGTATTCTGTCTACCTGGACGAGGAGTATCATATATCTTCTTAAAGTCTTTCGTACAACTCTGTTTTGATCTAGTACAAGCAGGTGCAAGCATTCAAATCTCTCAAGACTATAGTTCCATGGTGAACTTTGCACGTTGCAAGTGTCTTGGAGCAAACGTACTTCGTGGACCTGATCAGATTCCCTGGGATGGTAAACTCAAGTATGACTATCAACTCTGGATTGACTCTGACATTGTGTTCAATACTGAGAAGTTCTACCAACTTGTTCTGATGGATAAGGATATTGCAGGTGGTTGGTATTGCACTGAAGATGGTCATACTACTTCAGTTGCACACTGGTTGGAAGAAGATGACTTCCGTTCCAACGGTGGAGTCATGAACCATGAGACTCTTGAAAGCATTCAGAAACGTCGCAAACCATTTACCGTTGACTACACTGGTTTCGGTTGGTTGCTCATTAAGCACGGTGTCTTCGAGGACAAAGGTATGCCTTATCCTTGGTTCGCACCTAAGATGCAAGTCTTCGAGTCAGGAGAAGTGCAGGATATGTGCGGCGAAGACGTTTCTTTCTGCCTTGATGCGAAAGAAGCAGGTTTTGATATCTGGTGCGACCCTCGTATTCGCGTCGGACACGAAAAGACTCGTATCATCTGATCCATGGCAGAAGACCGTTATACTATTCAAGTAAACGGAGAGGTCCTCTTCAAGTCATTATCGCAAGACGAATACTTTGACAGAATGGAGGACCTTGCCTTAGAATATTACCAGCGAGGCGTCCCTCGTCCAGAGTCTATCCAAACTATTATCATTAACGAAAACGGAGATTTGAACAATGGCAATGCGCTCTAAGGTCGGAATCATCAAGACTGGTTTCGTCGGCGGAACCCCGAAAAAAACTCGTCAAGGAAACGGGAACGGAACCAAATACGCTTCGACTTCCCGCAATAATGCAAAGAAAAAATATCGCGGACAAGGAAAATGAAGAATCTGCTCTTTATCTCGGAAGATAAAGAACGGGCACTCATTCAGGAGATGACCTATCGGATGAAAATGGCGAACCTGCCTATTCATCCTTCAGATACTTGCTTTCTAATGGTCTCTCCTGACTACTCTGCTGTTGTAACACAACATCTCTCCCATTCGCTTTCAGTGGATCGGGAGATTTTTCATATCGAAGCAGTCAATGTACCCTTTCCTGATGAAGATGTACGCGAGTATCGTACTGAGTTTACTCAAAGTTTCATGAAATGGCAGACTCGATGGGATAAATTTGTCCTGATTGAGGCAGGAGTCATTCGTGGAGGTAA